GGACAACCCGCAGTGGCCTTAAGTGCAGGTTCAGACCAAAACATAAACGGACAAAATATTGTAAGCGTGCAAGTTACGCCAGGTGCAGCAGGTACAGTAGACCTACTCGCACAAGTAACACCAATGTATCTTTCAACAGAACAACAAAGATTTAATCGAGAACGAGGTTAATCGTGGGCTTTTCGGGCGGTGGTTCTAATGTTCTAAAACCACATAAACATTCTAGTGCCGTTCAAGACGGTTCGCCACTTGATATGAATAATGTAACTGAAGCAACATTAACCGCAGGGGATATTGTTTACAGCGATGGGGCTGCATTACAGCGTTTACCGATTGGTAGTACAACAGATTCACTCGTTGTATCGGCGGGTGGCGTACCTACATGGGGTGCAGCAACTTCTAATCCTTTAATTAAAGTAACAAAAACTTTTGCAGACATTGTAGTAGCTGGAACATACATGGATATTTACACACTTCCAGTCAATGCTGCTTTAACGAATGTCTATACTGACATTACAACAGTTTTTGATTTATCAACGGC